TCAGCAGGCAACTGGTATTTAGTAATTGGGAAAAACCTAGATACCGACCTTCCTACCGGAACCTATCCTGCTGGGACGGGAAAGACTTATACGGCATCGGAAATGTCCAATATTTTTAGTTATACAGCAGCTATAAACTCCTGTAATCCTGCTAGCGAAGTAAATGTAACAGATACCAACTTGCGCTATGTTTATGTAGGTGATGGAGGTACAGTAAGTATACCGTGGCGAATCGTTTTGTCACAAGGGCCTAGTGGAACTTCCGTTACTGTTATAACTTTGGTAGGCTGGGCATAAAATATCTTTAAATACTCTATAAATTATAAAAATGAGTACTAAAATATCAGAATTCACATTAACTGGAAGTGCCCCCACAGGAGCGATGATTCCTATCGCATACGATAGCGCAAACTATCGAGTACCAGCAAGCAAGATTACTGCGAGTAGTGGCTATACTAGTGGCTTTTCAAACAGCTTTCCCGGAAGCATTGATTCTGGTGGGTCTCCTACGAGTACTGTTGACGATGGTATGGATTTATTAGTCACACACAGCCTTAACTCAGTAGACCTTCTCGTTCAGGTTTATGTTGCAGATGATGCAGATGGCACAAATATGCATCAATTAAACAATCAAACCGACGGCAACTCGACTTCACTGTACGATTATCAAGTCACAGATTTAACTACAAATACCCTCACTGTCCGTCTCGCTCCAAGTGGATTTACCTCAACTACAAGAGGAGTGGTGCTTGCGACACACACCAGTTACTCAGGCAAGTATATTAAGGTCGTTATTATTGCTATATAAAATACCACACCATCAATAAAACATCTTTAAATACTCTATTTTTTTAATATAATAAGAATAGAGGTTTATGGAAAAAGTCGTCTGCGCGGAATGCGGGCAAGAGTTTAAGTCTGACTCTGCCCTGCATAAACACATAAAGGTCCACAAGTTAACTGTGGCCGAATACTATACCAAGTACTACCCTCGGTATAACAAGCTTACTGGTGACCCCCTTCCCTATAAGAACAAATTCGACTATTTCAACACAGACTTCTCTACAAGAGCACAAATGATCAAATGGTGCAATAAAACAGAAGATAAACAACAAGTAAAAGAATACATAATAAAACAACTAAAGAACAGAGTAGATCAAAAGAAATTAAAGTATGCACCTAATCATCTAGAAATAGAAATAAATAAACTACCGCCAATTGATTTGTATAAGGAGAATTTCGGCGGTTATGGACAAGCTTGTAAAGAGCTTGGCCTTGAACCAATATACTGGCAAGGAATCAAACAGGATTTCTTCAAGGAGAATAATTTAATAGAAAAAATCCCAATCTACATAGACACCCGAGAACAAAAGCCTCTTTCTTTTAAACAGAGCAAAGAATTGAAGCTGGACTTTGGCGATTACACAATGGGAGGGGATTACTATACTTATACATTTGTTGACCGCAAAAGCGAGGGGGACTTCAAGGGCACCATGGCTGGAGGGTTCAAAAGGTTTCAGCGAGAGTTGCACAGAGCAAAAAACTTCAATGCTTATTTATATATTGTGGTTGAAAGCTCGCTCCAAGCAATAGCACGAAATAATAACTTTGGTCCACATAAAAGCAACCTTGCATATGTATGGCACAACATGAGAATGTTGACCCACGAGTTTCGTGGTCATTGCCAATTTATTTTTACTGGTAACAGAACTAATTCTGAATTAATTATTCCTAAGTTGCTTTATTACGGCAAAAAGCTTTGGAACGTTGATTTGCAATATTTTATAGATAATAATGACTTGGATAGCTGGAGAGCAACAGGAGAGGGATAAATACTCTTCTTCGATAAACGAAGAGATTCTCGCCAAGAAGGGTTTTCTTGAAGAGCGAGAGGCTAAGCTTCTTTTATATAAATTTCTTCGAGCTAATACTACTTTTGCAGTGGATATGCTTAGTGGTATTAAATTATTTCCTTTTCAGCATATGGCTGTTAAGGCTATGCTTGAATCTGATTATTTTATGGGCGTATGGTCTCGTGGTATGTCTAAATCATTTACTACTGGTGTTTTTGCTTTCTTGGATGCCATCCTCAACCAAGGGGTTGAAATTGGCATTATATCCAAGTCTTTTCGTCAGTCTAAAATGATATTTAAAAAAATAGAAGATATTCTTGCAAAGCCCGAGGCAGCGATGTTAGCGCAGTGCGTTACTCGAAAAGCGAAGAATAACGACCAGTGGACCTTAGAGATAGGCACGAGTCGCATTCACGCCTTACCGCTTGGAGACGGCGAGAAACTTCGGGGCTTTAGGTTTCATCGAATTATTATTGATGAGTTTCTGCTGATGCCTGAAAGAATTTATAATGAAGTTATTGTACCGTTCCTTTCGGTTGTTGAAAACCCAACTGAACGTGAAGAACTTTATAATTTGGAAACCAAGATGATCGAAGAAGGAAGAATGACTGAGGAAGATCGTCATGTGTGGCCTAATAATAAACTTATAATGTTATCATCGGCATCGTACAAATTTGAATATATGTACAAACTGTATGAAAAGTTTGAGCACCTCATTACCGGCCAGATTCCCGAGGATGGAAATGCTCACCGGGCAATTATGCATTTTAGTTATGATTGTGCTCCCCAGCAGCTTTACGACCAGAATCTCATAAACCAAGCAAGGGCAAGTATGAGCCAAAGCCAGTTTGATCGAGAATTTGGGGCTGTTTTTACAGATGATAGTTCGGGGTACTTCAAAATTTCCAAAATGGCTAATTGTACTGTGCCAGATGGAGATAACCCCTGTGTGGAAGTAGCAGGCGAGCCTAGCGATGAATACATCCTCTCTTTTGACCCTAGCTGGGCCGAGACAGAGAGTTCGGACGATTTCGCTATTCAGGTATTCAAATTAAACAACTCAAGCAAAACGGGCACCCTAGTCCACAACTATGCCCTATCTGGGGGAAGGCTCAAGGACCACATCTTTTATTTTTATTATTTATTAAATCGTTTTAATATTAAATTTATTGTAGGTGACTATAATGGTGGGGTGCAGTTTATAAATGCTTGTAAAGAAAGTCGGCTGTTTAAGGATAGTCCTGTTCGGTTTGGTATTCTAGCTACTGAGCTGGATAAAATAGAAAGCTACCAAGACTCCCTACTAAAAGCGCGGGGAGAAATGAATACTGCAATAGAAAACAAGGAAATCCCTTGTATTCTCCGAAAGCCTACTTCTCGGTGGATTAGAGAAGCGAACGAGCTTCTGCAGGCGAACTTTGACCACAAAAGAATATTTTTTGGAGCTAGGGCAGTTAATGATGATTACCAAAGGCAAAGAGCGAAAAGAATCCCCATCAAGGAGTTACAATTTCTTAGAGGTCTCGATGCCCAAGAGAAACAAAGCGATGCAGCGAAAATGATTGATTTCGTAGAACATCAGTACGACATGATGGAAAGAACCAAGGCTCAATGTGCTTTAATTCAAATTAAGACAACTGCTCAAGGGACACAGACATTTGACCTACCAGATAACCTCAGAAGACAGACAGGAGCTGATAAAGTTCGCAAGGACTCCTATTCGGCTTTGGTTCTAGGTAATTGGATGATAAAAACATATTACGATATCACTAATATAAAGAGGGATCCTGTAGAGACAACCTTCACTCCTATGTTTGTTGCCTAAAAGTCTCAAAGTTAACTTTTAACTTTTATTAGACTTTTGCTTTTGTTTCGTGTATTATCGTTACATGAGTAAACGTAAGTACACAAAGAAGTCCGAATACTGGAAAAAGTTTGAGGGTGAGAATAACAATCTGGAAGATCTCACCAAGCAAATGAATGGACAGGAGCCACTTTGGAATCCTATCTTAGCAGGAGAAGGTTACTACACCCAAACCTCTCAAGCTTACAACAGGGCTGGATCTCAGTCGAGTGCAGTATCCAGAACCAACACAAGGATAAATAATGGGGCTATCGCACCAAAGCTGTGGAAGTATGCTAATATTCGCGAAGGGCTGTTACCATATCATTATACCAAGACTGGTGCGGATGTTAGGGATTGCATTTTATTATGTCAGAAAGCTTATGCTAATATTCCTATCTTTCGTAATGTTATTGACATTATGTCGGAGTTTGCTAATACGGAACTTTATATTGAGGGTGGTACAGAGAAATCCAGAAACTTTATCGATAAGTGGCTCCAGAAGATTAAAGTATGGAATTTAAAAGATCAATACTTTAGAGAATACTATAGAAGTGGCAATGTTTTTCTTTATAGGCTT